CTCGATCGGCTGCACGGTGAGGTAGTCGCGGAGTTGCTGTAGGAACCGGTCCAACTCTACCACGGATGAGTCGATCCACTTACCCTTGAATCGCGGAAATCGCGGAAAATCTCGAAGGCGAATCATCGGCGCCCCTCGATCCGGACCGTCTCGGCCTCGTACTGCATCGTGAGCCCGTCCATCGCGAAATAGACGTCGGCCTGAGCGTCGGTGAGCGTCATCTCTACGCCGCGAGCACGCGATGTTTCGGTCGGGATTGAGATCGCCTTGTCGTATTCAAGGTCGTTATCTAGACGCTGTTCGAGGTAGTTCGCTCCGCCCGGGAGATCGTAGACGACCGTCAACGTTGGTGCTTCGCCAGCAACATGACCGCGAGCGCGCCATTGCGTCGTGAACTGCGTACCAGCGCGAATCAGTTGGAAGTGCGCCCAGCACGACAGGAAGTGCTTTTCGGTGAACGGCGGCTGATTCGCGGCGAACGTGACGACTCGGTAGACGGCGTAGTGGCAATCCTGGAGCGCGCCAACGATGGGCGTTCCGCTGACCACGGAGAGCGTCTCGATTCCGTACGACGTGGACAGCGTCCAGAACCAGTCACCGGCCGCATCCTGCCAGCGAGCGCCTGGAATCGTTGCTGGACCGAGGTTATCCCACGTCACTACGTTGTCGGCGACGTTCGTGATCGTGTTCGCCCAGAAATCGACGTTCACGCGGTCGCCGGTGACCGGATACACGTCGCTAGCAAGCGCGGTCGACGCGAGACGCGCGGTGTTGTTCGACGGGACGTCTAGATACATGAGGTATCCGAAGTAGTTCGGCATCCGGAGCAGTCCGGATACAGACGCTCCGTAACCTCCGCAGTGCGTCGGTACGAGGAAATCGGACGTCACGCCTTCGCTGCTCATCGTGTTCGGGATGGCCGTCCACGTTGCCCATGCGCCCGTTTCGACGTGGTAGACGTAGCAGCAGCCCGGGACGGGCGACTCGCCCTCTACGCCGCTCGAACCGAACACCACGATCGCTTCACGCTCGGACGCGGAGCAGAACGGCCTGCCGAGAGTCTGTTCAACTTGCGTTATGTTGTAGCTCGGAGTGAATGATCGAACGTCGGTCTCGATCGCGGAATCGATGCGCGAAACACCGCCGCTCCCGATCGCTATGATGCCGTTGCGGCTCCAGGCAAACACGGTGTCACGGCACTTAGCTGCCCACGTCGAGCATCGTGCGGTGTTCGCTGATTCGTCGGCCGTGTCGATCATGCGGAACGTGCCGTCGACGAGCTGGATCGTGATGCTGTCTTCGGTGTCTCCGGAGCCGTACGCGCAGTAGAGACCGTCGGGCTTGAGGATCCAGAGCCGATCGATCGTCGCGAAGATGCGGCTGATCGGCTGCGATGCGTCGCCGACGATCGCGAAGTTCCCGAGCGGCACCGACTCGGGCTGATTGATCTTGGACCACCAGAGCGTAGCGACCGAATCGCGGTTCGCTGGAGCGGATTCGTTGTACGTGCGGCCGACTGGGGTCGTGAACGCTGCTGGTTTGCTCGACGTGATAGCGATGCGCGGCAAAGCGAAGAACGATGAGCCGTCGAATGCAGACATATCGGCGACGTTGCCGAAGTCGTTATCGTACTCGATCGTGATCGTGATGCCGATGTTTGGATCGGTGCCAGTCTGCGAGTACATGCGCGCGTACGGAGCGACCTCGTTGGACGCGAGGTCAACGGTGCTCCAGAACGGCGGATACTCGGCCCAGAACGCTTGCTCGATGGCGCCGTGGAGTATCGACGCGCCACCGGTCTGGATGCCCATGATGCCGTCGCCAGCGCCCATGCTGATGATGGTTTGGTCCGTATATGGACTTATCATCGGAGCGGTGCCGATGATCTTGTACGGCGCGTAGACACGATAGGACGTTTCGTTCTCGTCAGTCCACGCAACCCAATCCCATACGTAGACGTTCGCGTTCGACACCGTATCGGGCTGTTCGCGGTCGAGCGTGATTGTCGACCCGGCGCTGTTAAACTCCGTGATGAACCCGTAGAGGCTTCCGCTGTCGACTGGCGTTGCGCCAGACGTGACAAGCTGACCGACGCTTAGATACGGGAACGTGCTGGCCGGAACGCCCGTGATGACCGCGCTTCCGGTCGTCCAATCGGACGTCGCCGACGCGGTGCGTACCGAGATCATGGTCTCCGACTTGTCAGTCAGGGAATCGACATCGCCTACATGCTTGAGCGTGGTGGACTGTCTCCACCCCGCGTCTCCGCCGCCGTAGAACAGCTTACCTTGGTACAACGCAAGATCTCGCGCCGTACGCAGCCGATAGTTTGCGCGCGTTCCGCCTTGCTGCGATAGATTCGTGTACAGAGACGGCCCATCGAACTCGTCAGCATCGGCAGAGTCCACGAAGTCGATGAACAAGGACGACGAAGCGGGGATGCCGCCAAGGAAATCCTCCGTGACGGTGTGCGAGTAGCGCAAGATCATCTCGTCGCCTGGATCGGCACTTCCCGTGCTGTTCGTTGGCGTCCGATAGACTCGAATCACGTCACCGACGCGAACTTGCGTTCCGCAGAAGATGCGGAGATTGACAAGCGCGGTTCCGGCGAGCGAGTTGATCAGAACGTAGCGATCCGACGGCGGACCTTCCACCGGAACTCGCGTTCCGTTCTCGGTCTCGATCCAGCGAACGATGGTAACGCGATACGCCGTGCCCTCTGCTACGCCAAGGAATCCACCTGCGACCAACGTACCAGAGTAGACGCACGCCCGAGGCGCCCCGGGAAGGCGGATGAACGCCCCGCCGCCGAAGTTGGACTCGTCGATGGTCTGATCGCTCTGGTCGAGGCAACGAAGGCTGTTCGGAAGCGTCCAGATGCATCGACCGTCGGCCAGCTCGGAGAATACGCGGACCTCTGCGGTGTTGTACTCGCCGCCCATCGTGATGAGCGGGAACGCGTCGGTCTCGCGAGCGATCGAAATGAGGTAGTCGGTGTCGGTCGATCCAAATGCGGTGACAGTGTCGCTGTCCCACTCGCGCGAATGCAGCGGAACGGTATCGATTCCGAACCCGGCGAGTCCGTAGATCGCTTCGTTCCCAACGAACGACAGCGCCGCGCGAGGCTCGATCAGCCCTTCACTTCGGAACACTACGTTCTGCGCGTCGACAAGTCCGCCATCGCCAGCAACGAGCCGCGACGGGTCGGTAACGAGTCCGCGAGGGACGATACGCATCGACGTGGGCACTACGGATTGCCTCCGCCATTCCAGCCCCAGCCGCCGAACGTTCTTCCGCCGGTGCGTAGCGGAGAGTCACGATCGAAGATCGCTTTGGGTTGCTTGCGGACGCGCGACGACGAGTGATTCTGTGCTTGCGCCACCATGCGTTCGACCGCTGGCATGAGCGCGCCAGACTCGTCGACGTATCCGGCTTGCATGAGCACGTCAGACGCTGCGGCCATGACGCACACCGGATACCAGATGTCAGGCAGCGGAAATACGCACGTCGTTCCGGCCTCGCACAGATAGTCACCGGAGCTAACCGTGTTGAGCACTGCGATCTTTGGGACCGATGCCTCGTCGAACGACAGATCGATCACGAGCGGTCCGACGGTTCCATCGAAAATAGCATCGTCCGTGATCGGATCGGTCGCTTGCTGAGCGGCCTTCACGATGTCGAGATGCGTGCCGCTCGTCCACGATGCCGGATACGACACGACCGTGAACTCCGCATCGTCGTTCCACGATACGATCTCGGCGGCGTCTGCCAGCAAGCACAAGCGCGAAGGGCGACGCTCGTAGAGGACGCGCAAAGTCACGTCTTCCGACGCAGGCGGAACGATCTTGATGTAGTCGCCGGTGAGCGCGTAATAGAGCGGGTTCGGACCTTCCGTCTGGTCGCCGTACATCGGATCGCCGAATCGCTGGCACTCCGAGATGTCGATGCGCGTTACGGGCCGGACGCCCCCGGTCGAGAGAACTTGGTACACTGCGACGATGGTCGATCCAGACGCACGCGTCGGAAGGCGTGCAGAGCTGGCCTGGATCGGGTTGGTAGAGTCGAACGTCACGTATGCGTGCGTCGTCGCGTACTCTTCGATCGTCGATCGAAGCGTCGGCCATAGGCGCGACTGAATGCTCTCGTCAGCAATCTCCATGATGTCCGATGTGGACAGCTTGAGATTGTCGTCGGATAGCTGCGTCGTGCGACGGATGCGCGCTACGAGATTGTCGATGGTGTACGAGACAGCCACCGATCACCGACCTTCGTATAGACGCCTGTTAGCCTCGATACGGGCGATCTGTTCGGGGGTCATCTGCGCTTGTCCGGTCGTAGCGCGCGAGGCGCCAGCGCCCCGTGGCTGCGCGTAGCCGGAGCTGTACGGGACCGCTGCCGCTGCCGTGGCCCGCTCCCGCTCGATCCGTGCTCGTGCGGCAGCCATGCGCTGCATCTCGTCGTACTCGGCATCGGTCAACTCGCGCTCGGCAGGCGGACCGTATGCGGCACGGTCGGCGCTCATGGCTGCGCTCGACGCGTCCCTGCCAAGCGGACCCTTCGGCACGGTTGCGCCGGGGTCGCGCTGCTTCATCGACATCGGAGCGCGTGAGCCGTTGAAATGGTAGTCGGCCACGCTCGGGCGCGTCTTGCGCCACAACGCATCGGTCATCATGCCAGCGGCTTCAAGGTCGTCGATCGCAGCGGTACGCCCGCCTGGGAGCGTCGTCATATCCTCAAGCATCGGGATATCGTCATACCCTGGAACCGCTCGGTTCAGGAGTGGATCGCTCGGACGGCCAGCAAGGCTATTGAGAGCAGCCATCCGCGGATCGATCGCGCCGCGAACATCGCGCATCGGAATGCGGACGCGATCGTATTCGGCGCGTTCCTCGGCAGGACTGTCGAGCCCAGACGAATCGTCGTAGTCACCATCCGCATCCATCGCACGTCCGGCAAGTTGTCGTAGAGCGTTCAAGCGAGGATCTGGCATGGTGAGTAACTCCGAATCGTTGTGTGTTCGACGGCCCTAACTAGGAACGCAACGTATCAGGTACCGCCACCGGTCGGGCCGGATGCGTTGACGATGCCGGTAAGCACCGCCTGACGCGCAAGGCGCTTGCAGTACGTACCAACGTTGCTGTACCGACGAAGCTCGTAGCCAGCGTTACCCGGAAGCTCCAGGAGGAACGCGTTGTTCTGCGGGTCTCGGTTCGGCAACTTGAACGTGGGCAGCGTCGATCCGACGTTGCGCCAGTCGTCGTACATGAGCAGGTACGCTTCGCTGGCCTTGATGAACGGATTCATCTCGAACCGGAGCGCGCCGCCGTTGGGGCCGTAGTACGTGAGGTCGTTCGCGCCGTTGACGAACTCGCCGCCCTCGTCGCTGACGTACCGACGAAGACCAGCCTCGTCGTTCATCACGTCACACCACGAATACGGATTGACGACGACCGTGTAGTCGCCCATGCCGCCCTTGGTGGTCGGATTGATGACCGCCGCCGCGACATCGGCGAAGCTCAGCGCGCCGGAAATGGCGATGCTGGACGAACGCGCGTAGGCGTAGAGTGAAGTGTTCAGCCCGAACACGGTGCCGCCCGCAGCGCTCTTGGTGATGAGCGAGCAGACGCCGTCGACCCAGCCGTCCGTGCTAGACACGAACGCGCCGTAGGGCACGAAATACAGGCCGGTCGCGACGGCCGCAGCAGCCGCGGTGTAGTCCGCGCCAGCCGAGAACGTGAGGCGGACGTTTCGGGCGTCTGCATCGACCCAAGTGACCGTTGCAGGACCTGCGTTGGTGACCTTCACGGTGAGTGCAGCGTCGCTGTACGCGTCGACTGCGCCGCCCTCGAAAGGTCCCCAGATCATCGGCGACCAAGTCGCCTTCGAGATCTGGAAAGTACCGGCCGGAGACGCCGGAGACGACACAGCGTTAGCAACGCCGATGTTGGTGCCGCCGTAGCTGAGCTGCATCTCAAGTGCCCAGTTCACGGACTCGACCATGCTCTCGGTGATGAGAGCAAGCTCGGGCGAGAACGCAGCGCCGGGGTTGCAGCTCGCAGCGAGGTCGTAGCTGACCTGCTCGCGAAGCATGATGGACGACGGCTTGACCGACACCTGCGCCGTCTTGCCGGCACGAGCGTCATTGAGCGCCGCGGCGGTACCGCGACTGTCACCGCCCCAGAACGTAAGGCCGGTGGGGCGCTTGAGCTGGATCGCGCCGTTGTACGACTCGCCGACCTTGTTGGCGGAATCGAAGCGAATGTTCCGCTGGAACGTCAGCGACTGCGGAACTGCCATCGTAACGGGATCGAGGTAGACCTTTTGAAGGATCTCCTGCGACGTCATTGTCTCTGCGGCCATGGTGCGAATCTCCGATGTGCTGAGCCGTATTGGCTCGGTGGACATCGACTCTTTCGCTTTGGGAGGGGTCTCCTACGTCCCTTGAAGGGGTAGTGGAGCCGCTCTCGGCCGGCCGCAAATCGTCGTTACTTGGGCGTGATTGAGCCCGTTTGCGCTACGCTACTACAACTCAGTTGCAAATGCAAGCCAATGTTGCGTTAGAAGCGCTTACCCCACGCGGAGGAGACGTTTTGGACGACCGTCCGGCCGTTGATGTCGGTGCTTGGCTGGCGCTGGCTCGCGTACTGTCCGCGCGGCGTGCGTGGCTGTCCGATGACGTCGCGTGGGTCGCGGGCGAGCTGCGGAGCCGACTCGATCTTGGTCGCCTTCTGCTGGTCGAGAAACCACTTGACATCATCGGCCGTGATGCGCGCTCGGCGCTGTTCCGTGGTCTCTGGCGCTGCGGGTCGCTCGTACTCACCAACGACTGATCGAACGAGCGCACGCGCTTCTCCCTTGGTCAGTCGCCGTTCCTCTTGCTGCTCTGCCGCGATCGTTGCGTCCGCCATCATCGCGGTCAGCACCTTCCGCAAACCCGGGTGAGCGACTTGTTCCGCGTCGAGAACGGCGTTGAAATCACGAGTGTAGACCGCGGAGGCTTGCTGCGTCTGGTACTCGATCGCCTTCTGTTGGCGCTGTGCTTCGATCGCCTGGAACTCGCGCTCCTTCGCCTCAAGCTCTGCGATCCGCTTCTGTTCCGGGGTCATCGCTGCGATCTGTTGTTCGCGCTCGAACAGTGCGCGCGCGATCGCAGACGGGTCGCGTCCGCTGCGGCGAAGCTCGGCAACGAGTCGGTCCGGATCGTCGAGTGCGGCGGACATCGCTTCCATCGCGGCTTCGGCTTCGGCGCGGAGACGGCTTGCTTCCTCGAATCGCCTGTTTGCGCTCACCTCGCGCTGCCGGTCGCGGATGAGCTTGTCACCAGTGACGACGACGGGGCGACCGTCGATGTTCAGTTCGACTTCGTAGCCAGCCAGGTCAGCGACCGTGAGCCGCTTCGGCGTGTTCGGTGCTGAAGCCGGGTTCGGATCGGGGAGAACCTTCTGCGGGTCAGCGTCGGCGGGGTTGCCGACTGGCCGGTCCTGTGCGCCCGCCTGAGCGGCATCGTGCGCATCGGTGAGCTGGTCGAACGACACGCGTCCCGGGGCGTCTAGGGGCGCCACTGTGGCAGCGTCAGGCGCCGGAGCGTCCGATGGAACATTCGGATCGATCGCGGGCGTAGGCGGCGCCATGAGCGCGCGATACGCGTCCTCGGCGGACATCTTCGCGGGCGGATTCGGGGTCTGTGCTACGTCGGTCATGGTCTCTCCTCGTCAGATAGCCGGTGCTTGTGCCGCGGCGGGTAGTGATGCGGGCTGAGCGCCTCCGGGCTGTCCGCCCTCGGGGGCTGCCGCTGGGGCGTTCTGCATGTTCTCGGGGTTTGCGCCGGCATCGGGCGACATCGGCGCTTGAGCAGCCATTGCGGCGGCTTGCTGGGCCTGCATGACCGCGGCGCCGGGGCTCGGGTTCTGCCCTGTCGCGGCCAGGAGCGACATGCCTTGCGGCGACATCGTCATCTGCGTCCATAGGTCGACGTGCTGCATCACGATCGGAATGATCTCTTGCGCGCGCTGCTCCATCTCGGGATCGCAAAGCAGCGTCGCAAGTCGGCTGATGAGTAGCTCGTGCGGGTCCGTGGCGAGCGGCTGGTACGTGCCGCCATCGGAGATGATCTGCATGCGCCGTTCGGCCATCGTCTCAAGCACGCGCGGCGCTTCGAGTGCGGGCTGATAGCGGCCCGTGCTGATCATCTGGAGGTACTGCGGGACCGTGATCGCTTGCTGCGCGAGTAGGTTCTGTGCGACCTGGTAGCGGAACGACGCGGTTCGCATCGCCGTTGTCCCCATGTCGACCTTGATTCCGTCGAGAGCGTGAAGGTCGCTCCCCTTCCACCGGCGAACCACGGGCGCATTGTTCTCGCCGCTGATGTGGACGGTGTCTTCCTCGCTCACGAAGCGCTGGATGATCTTGAGCAACTGCCCGAGCATGCGCTTGTACATCGCGAACCAGCCGAACTGGAGCCGCGAGTTGTACTGCGCCGATTGCTGCTGCTGTAGCGCAAGCATCTCACCGGACGATGCCGGTTCGCTCTGCGCGTCTAGGCCCGTGAGCTGTCCCATGCCGGCGCGAAGCAAGTCGATCATCGCTTGGCCCGATGCTACGCCGCCGTTCGACAGGTCGAGCACCTGAGGCGGAGTCATCGACCGGATGATCTTCGCGCCGCTGACGTTCTGCACGTCTAGTTCCGCAGCCGGGTGCACCGAGATCCAAGCGCGTCCGTAGTTCTCGCGATTCGTGGCGAGCTGAGTCGTCACCGAGTCGATCGCCATCTGCGGCGCCGCAAGGTCCCACGACTCGCCGTAGCCGAACACGTCGCCCGGAGCCGTGGACGCTACCGACCACGCGACAGGAAGGTCGTCGTACGGCATCGGCGCGCGCGAGACGAGACAGTCACCGACCATGATCGCAGCGACACCATACGGCACGACAGGCGAGCGTCGGTGGTACAGCTCATACGTCGTGATCGTGTCGTAATTGCTCGTGCCGCCTTCGGTCGAGCCGATGCCCTTCCATAGCCATCGGTCGTTTTCGTTCGATGCGCGGAGAATCTCTTGGCGGTACTCCGGATACCGAGCGGCCATCTCCCACTTGTCGCGCTGCACAACGAGGATGACCCATCGATGCGCTTCCATGTCCTGCGTGATGTCCGTGTCGCGAACGACCTGGTCAGGACGAAGCGACAGAACGCGGACGTCGCCGCTCATCTCGATCGATGCTTCCTGCACGATCTGCCCCATCATCGGGTCGACGATCTCGGGGACTTCCTTGATCCGTCCGCCCATGTCGTCCCACGTCGTCGCGGTCCAGCCCTCGCCCATGACGAGCATCAGCTCGGCGCTGTTATGAGCCTTCTGTTCCACGCTGTCGTCGAGGTACTTGTCGAGGACGGCCGTGCCGACTTCGATCGCCTCCGTAGTCGATGCGTCGTAAGCACGTGCGGTCAATTCGAACATCGGACGCGTGCCGGTCGTCATCGTCAACTGCTTACGAACGAGCGCGCGGATGTCGTTCATCCGGTAGCTGACGTTCTCGCCCTGCGCGCCTTCGAGCGTCACGTAGTGCGAGCTACGAAACCCACCGGTCGGGTCCATGCCGTAGTAGAGCCGGAGCATCTGGCCCCAGAGCGCGCGGCGTCCCGTGGCATCGCATGCGCTCCAGAACTTTTCGATACGGTCGCGCATCGCCGCCGCCAGTTCGGACGAGCTGACAGCGTCGCTCGCCCAATACTCGTTCTGGTTCGAGCCGTAGCCCGAGATGATGGTACCGCTCATCGGAAGGCCTCACGTAGCCGGGCGTTCTGATCGCGATGTGCGAGGCCAGGCGGGATGTAGTGCGTATGGTCCGTCTCGCCGTTGACGAGTGCGGGGGTGGGATTCTTGCGCCAGTCGATCGCGCGCGTGGCGTACTTGAGCGCGTCGATCGCGTCCCAATGGCCGAAGCCTGGCGACCGATCGAACGAGGTGCGATTCGCGTTCCATGTGCCGCTCTTGAGATGCTCGATCAGTACCTTGCATCGCGGGTTGATCACGATGCGCTTACGCTGAATGAGCATGCGAAGCTGGTTCAGCGCCGCGTCGGCGTCGTCCTTCATCGCGGGGCCGAACATGACGCCCGGGCCGTGCCTAGAGTCGGCGAGATCGGCGAGCGTTTGCAGCGGCGCATCGGCGACGCGAACGGCCTTGCGGATGCCTAGCTCGGCTTCCTTGGCGCGGACCGCAAATCCAACGTCTAGGCCGCTCGCACGGTGCATTGCGATCTCGTCTTCGATCACAAGCTGGGCGTTCTCGAAATCGTACCAACACCACAACACGCACGTGAGGTCCTCGAACCCGAAGTCCGCGGCTACGTACCAGTCGAGCCAGTCGGGGCGCTTGCGATCGATCGTGCAGTCCTTCGCGACGTCGATCCACTCGGGGACGATAAGGCGCGTACGTTCCGCCACGTGCTCGCAGTACAGCTCGCGCTTGACCTCGGTCGACTCGCGTCCACCTAGTTCGGCAATGAGCGACTCGCGCGCTTCAACCGGGACGTGATCGCAGTCCTCGATCGTGTATCGGACCATCGCGCCACGCTCTAGGCAATCGGTCACAAGCTCGGTCAGGTAGTGAGCGGGGCTAATCGCAGGCGTAGACGCGACAAGACATCGCCCCTTCGTCGTGAGGAACTGCGGCAGCAATACGGACCGGTGCAGATGCATGAGCAAGTCGCTACGGACCTTGCCGGCCTCGTCCAGGATCGCGAGGTCGCATTCGGTGCCGACCTGGGCCTCGACGTCGCCCATCGTCTCGGCCGAGCCGAGGTGACACACGCTGCCGTTACTCCATCGCCACGTCGTATCCATGCGGTCGTACGTGGGCCGCATATGGGCCGGACACTGCTGCGCGACCCACGAGAACGCGGGCGTGACGAACTGCCGCCCGTGCAATTTCGTTGGCGCCACGTAGCGCACGATGGCACCGGGACGAGCGGTAGCGGCGCGGAACGCTGCGATCGCTGAAAAGATCGTCTTGCCCCAGCGACGGGAACAATCGATCGCGAACGTCGTCGCACCGCTCGCATCCCATGCGTCCATCGCGTGCAGCTGAGTGCGCGTGTACAGAACCCGCAAATCCCCCTTCGCCAGCGCGGCGCGAACGATCGCGTCGATTGCGGCTTGGGGGATCGTCGTCATCGACCGACTCTCTCCGGCGGGCAGATATCGGTCGCCGAGTGGAACGCAAAGAATCCACGATCGCGCGACGTCATTCGGCCGCGGTATCTACCGACGCGCACGTCCATCTCCGCACGCTCGACGTCACGTAGGTATCCGCTCGCGGGTCGCACCATGGCGACGAGGATCTCACGCATGCGATCCTCTGAGAGATCGTCGCAGTCGTCGGCCGTATCGATCCGTTCGATCCGCAAATACACCGACGCGCCGGTGGATTCGTTCTCTGCCATGGATACGAGCATCGCGCGCATGTCGATCTCTGACAGAGTCTCGATCATCGCGATCGCGGCGCCTTGATCGCGGATGAACGCTTCGGCAGCGAACCGCTGTACCTCCAGGCTGTCTGGACCCATCCCCACTACGATGGCTCCGCGTAATCGGTAGCAACGTCCGCACCTTCACCTGCGACTCCCATCGCGCAGTCATCGTGACGTCTCACACCCGCAACGCGGACATGCGATCCATCGATTCGAGCGTTCGACCCATCCGCATCCGGAGCACGACAGGGTCAAATAGCCCTCCCGTCGCGGATCAGGCGGCACGATTGAGCCCGGCGCGTGGAATGCCATATAGCCCAGCTCGTAGTTGCTCCGCGTGCCACGATACCGCCCGACGCGGCACTCACGCTCGGCAATGTCGACGACTTGGCGCGCTACGCCGCCGCTGCGAATCATATGGACGAGCATCGCGCGAAGATCGGTCTCGGACAGTCCGTCGAGTCGATCGATCGCATCATCGCACTGCGCCTCGTATTCACGTTGCGCCTCGACAAGCTCGGACTCTGACAGAGTCGTGTGCATCAGAGCGCCCCGCTCTTTTTCGCGGCGAGGAAGAACGCCAGGGCCTCAGCGAAGTCGAGGCCGCCAGTGTCAGCCGGAGCGTTCTCGACGTCTTCGAGCATGCGCTCGTCAACGGTGCGCATCTTCGGATCCGGCGAGTACCGCGTCGGAATGCGATGGGCGCGCCGCTTAGCGATCCAGTCAGCGTCGTGGAACTCTCCCTGACGACGCATCTCTTCCTCGTCACGTGCTAGCTCGTCGTCCCACTCAGCGAGCGCTTGAGCCATCGCAGCGTCAAGGTCCGGGTGCTGCTTACGGAGCGTCTTGAGGGTCGTCTCGGATACGCCGATGAGCCCGGCACACGACGCCCAGCTGAGGCCGCGTCGGGCCCCGTCTAGGATCTTCTTGCGGCGCTCCTCAGTCAGCTCCATGTGACCTCTATTGACCTTCGTTCAGTCAACTACACGTGCGCGCGGTAGTAAGCAGTGCTTACTCACCGCCTCATCGCCAGATGATCGACCCGCCCGCTAGTAGTAGCGATGCTGGCCCGTAGCGTCTCGACCTCGCTCCGTAGCTGGTCGACGTCAGTGGTAGTAGCGAGCCGCCGGAGCAGGGCCGCCTCGGTCCGGTCCCGCACCCTCGCCTCGTACAGCCTCATGCCGTACAGGGCCATGGTCGTGACGCAGACGGTGGCGACCTCAGCGATCATCGATCGCGCCTCGGAGTCGCCAATATCGCCCTGGTGATAGATCTAATGCAGGCGTGATACGCCTGATGTTTGCCGACATCGACGGTCGTTCACGTATCGCCATCGACCAGGATCGTACGGACCCGGTACGAGTGGTCGTGTCGCTCGACGACGTAGCCTCGGCTAGTGTGCGCAGGGACGTGGACGTCTACAGAGACGGCCGCGGCGCTTGGAATAGGGGCCGTGGCGTCCGGTGTCGCGTCGCTAGTGGAGGTGGTGGATGTCTGCGTCTTCGGTCGCTCGGCCATGGCCATCTCCTATCACAACTGGATTGCAGATGCAAGAGAGTGTCAGATGCAACTGAGTTGCAAGTAGCTACCCGAATCGGCCCGCAATGGCCCGTCGAAAGATTTATCGGCCGTAAAACAAGGCACTTCGCAACAATCGACATTTACTGTCTTGCATTTATTCTCCACGGGATCCATAGTCTCTGTGTGGCCGGCGAGAATGACCGGCCCGCGAAAGAGAGACCACAATGACCAGCATCTCCACCATCTCCACCTCCGACATCGTCACCCTCTCGCGCGGCAGCCTCTCGTACGACGGCAGTTACTCGATCGTCCGGGACTCGTCGACGTACGAGCGGGCCGCCAAGATGGCCCGCGGTAGCTACCAACTGGCGATCCTCTCGGGGTCCGAGGCCATCTCGGGTGGCACCCTCCGAGGACGCGCCAAGAGCTACGGCGGACGGTACGCCGCGAGCGCGAAGAATTTCCTCGCCCGTTGCGAGCGCGCTGGGATCGACGTGATGACCGTGGTCGGGCCGCACGGTCGCCGCGTTGTGGTTTTCGCCTGACAGGTCGAAACGCCCATCCCGGGCGTCCGCTGGTAGTGCCAGCGCTGATGAGACCACCAAGGAGCTATCCAATGACCGCCGAGCTGACCGAAGCTGGCTACAACACGATCCGTAAGCGCGGTCGTCCGCCCGTTGCTGACCCGATCGCGTCGACCCTGGCCATCCGCATCCCCGAGTCGCTCCGCGCCCGTCTAGCGGCTCGTGCGGCGCGTGACGGCCAGTCGGTGAGCGAGCTAGTGCGGGCGGCTATCGACGCGGCACTGGCCGAGTAGTTCTCCGCCGTAAACAAGCGCAACAACTACGCTAATGCGATCCCTGTAAAAAAGATGTTGCCATTCTTCGCGGCATGCCCCATATTCTCTTTGTGGCCGGGAAGTCCGGTCCGAACCAGGAGCCAGCCGAATGAACCACGAAATCTACGCCTCGCACGCTTCGCTTCTGGCCGCGCTACGTAACGCTGAGAATGCGATCGTGGACGGGAACGCCCGCAACCTGTCGGATCGGACCATGGCCAAGCGATTCAAGGCGCTCTTTGCAGCAGAGGATGCGTGCAAGCGGGCGGGCGTATGCTGAGCCGCTACGAAATCGGATGGCTCTCTCACGACCTAGACGGGCAGATGATCCTCGCCGAATCGGAGGATGAGGCGCTCGATCTTTGGGCCGCTACCCAGCGGTACGGTTGGTCCAATACGTACTCCGACTTCGCGGATTGGTGCCGGGCGAATCGACACACGTCGGACCCGGATCACCTCGTCATCGCACACGGGCGGGCCCGTCTGTACGTCCTCGTTAGTCGTGCTCCGCGCGAGCCGATGCGTCCAGTAGACGTCACACACGAGTTTGTGGACGGGGATCGGTCGCCATTTCCGCTCCCGATTCGCTGCTACGTCTGAATAACCGACGTCCACATCATTGCGGAGCCGGGGCCCGGTCCCGTACGCCATGGAGGGCCGGGGACCGGTCTACACTACCGTTCCGATCCGTGACCGGAATTTCGGCGATTCCGCAATGGTTTCGCCGAAACGGCCGAATACCTTGGTGAAGTGTCCCCCGAACCTTGGTGAAGTGTTCGCGAGCGCCTTGTTTTATGGCGTTTTCGCACGGAGCACCGGGGAGAAAATCCATGGGGGTGATCGTGTCGGGCCGATGCGTCGATCGTCATCTTCCCGGCGGTCTCGAGGAACGAACGGGCTGCTATCGACGCGCACGTGACAGACTGAACGTCGTCGTAACATCGCGTTACTATTGCGCTAATACGATTCTCGTAAAAAAGATGTTGCACTTCTTCGATGCATGACCCATATTCTCTTTGTGGCCGGGAAGTCCGGTCCGAACCAGGAGCCAGCAAATGACCAGCACCAAGACCACCACGATCGACGGCGTCACGATGACCCTTGGCGCGGCCGAAAATGTCGAGGCGACCGAGACCGACGTGGGAGAGGATGTCCGCCGACTGCGCGACGGCGAGATCGACTACGACACGCTCCTCACGGCGTGTCTCGACGGTCTCACCCCCAGCGAGGACGCGACGACCATGCAGCACTGGCTGGAGTACGTGGAGGCGGTGGTCGCGGTGGCCGAGGCGAGCTGATCGAATCCGTCGCGGGCATAGATGCCGTCCGGCTGGCACGTACGGCTTCTCCCCGCGTGACGGAATAACCGACGTCCACATCATTGTGGAGCCGGGGCCAGGTGCGCCACGCTAGGCCGTGCGTGATCTAGGAGTCGGCACACCCCGACAAACGCGCTAGGCGACTGTAGCACGTCCGAGACGAAGTGGTAGGCGCAGCTACCACCAAAGCTCAGCGAGTCGCGCTGTCCGTCTCCGCTGCGTCCGCGTCGCATGTGCTAGTCAGCGGCAGCGCTAAGTCACCGGTGCAGCCTTGGAGTGCTTGCAGCGTCAGATCCCGGTGCCTAGGCGACTTGGGCGAGTCAGGGGACCTGACCCACCCTGCGTCCGCCGGAGAGTCACGTACGGGAGCGATCCACTGCGCATCCTCCTAGCCTCTCATCTCCCTCGCCGCTTCCCTCGCAGCATCAGCGACACACCCGGGACGCGCTTCCCCAGCAACAACCGCTAACGCGGGAGGAGAGGGGTGTTAGGTAGGGTGGGATGAGACAGCTAACATAGTAAGACCTAGCCGATTTTCTGTCAATAGGTGGCACCTGAACTAAATCGCAACTGCGCGTAATCGTTCAGAATAAACTTTCGCTGAACCGTAGTTGGACGCTTGATCTATATCCGAGGATTTCACTATCCACTGCAATCCTGAACGCTTGTGTTACCAACGGTTGACTTTCGTTCAGTATAGTAAATCGTAGCGCAACCTCCCGTAACCACACACGTTCTACGATATCAGTAAAAAACATCTTGCGCTTCTCGAACCGATGCCCCATATTCTCTGTGTGGTCGCGGTGACCACCGAACCAGGAGTTAGCAAATGACCATCGGAACCTTCACCCACATCGGCGACGCAAACATCGGCACGGTCCGTAATCTCCACGTCCGCGTCATCGACCGTAAGGACGGCGGCGGCCGTTACGAGACGGTGGTCTACGTTTCGGCCCATGACGACGCGGCGGCACCCCAGGTGGCGCCCGTGGCGGTCTTCAATCGCCTCTTCCGCCCGGTGGCGTGATGCGCTCACTCCGCACCATTGTCTGTGATGTGTCGCCAAGCGTTGACCGGTTCGATCTACTTGTCGGGTGTGGTCATGGTACCGTGTACCGTCTCGCAGCCGTCCAGGGCCTTGGCGGGCTCGTCCGTGGGGATATGCGCGAGCTACAGAGGCGCCTGCGCGCTATGAGCAGGGTCGACGGTGACGTGGATATCGTCACGCAATGGGGCGGGGATGGCCGCTACCAGCGCGTATCCGTGCCGCACAAGTGGGTAGGCGTGATCGCGCACTACCCAGCGAAATCGATCACGATGACGATTCTGTAAAAAACATATTGCGCCATCCCCATCCATGCCCCATATTCTCTGTGTGGTCGCAGAGAGCGGCCCGAACAGGAGAGCGGAACGATGAATACCAAGAACGCCACCCTCGCGATTCTCACCAACGCTGGCCTCGTTGCTTCCGCGGAGCTTTCGGGCCTTCGCGGCGACGTTCGCGAGATTGGGACGCTTGGCGGCGTCGTCTACGTCCAGGTCCGCGATGGTGCGGCCGGTCGTCGGGACCACACCAAGGCGCTCAAGGCAGTTTTCGGCTGAGTCACTGACAACCAAACGGAGCACACCATGGACACCCACCCCACCCATCTCGATCGCCTAGTCGGCGCCGACTATGACCGACTCCAGTGCGGAGGCGCATATGTCCCGCTTCGGACGCGGTTCGTCCCGGCGTATTCCGCCGATCGTCCCACGTGCCACGGATGCGCCGCTATTTTCGATGCCGGGCAGGAGCGTGTACGCGCGGAGTACGAGCGCCATGCGGCGTCCTACGCGGTACGCAGCCGATCGGCATCACGGAGCCCACGCCGATGATGTCCACATGGGTATCCGTGACCGATCGGCTCCCGGAGAACGATGTCACCGTCCTGGTGGCGACAAGGTATGACTACATCGTGGCATCGAGATCCCCGATGTTCCGGAAATCGCAGATCCGTAAAAAACATCTTGCACCATCCCAGTACATGCCTCATATTCTCTTTGTGGGCAGCACGAACCGGCCCCGGAACAAGGAACCGACCAATGTACAGCTACATCCTCGATATTCTCGACGCCCAGACCGAAGCCAACGGTGCAATCCCGTACGTGGTCGGCTCGTGCGATGGCGAGGAATTCGAATGCACGACGGCGGAATTCCTGGAGTCGAACGAGTTCGACGGGCTTATGATGCACGACATCGCCGAGATGGCCGTTGGTGCATCGTACTCGGGCGGTGGCGGCGCATCGGCCGAGTGGTCGATCACACGTATCGCATGAGCGCGACCACGACCAGCAACCTCCCGGAACAAGGAACCGAACATGACCAGCACCGAACGTACCATCATCCGCCTCGGCCGTACCTCTGGCGTCCGTGCGGCGAAGCGTCTCGGGTCGTTCTGGGGCGCCGAAGCCTCGCAGCATCCGCGCTCCGTCGACTGCTTCATCGACGCCGCGTTCGCGGACCTCGGTCGTGCGCTCCCCGGATTCTTCGGCTTCGACCCGGTGACCGCGCGAGAAGTGGTCGCACTCCATGTGCTTGCGGCTCGATCGGTCTGATCGCGCCCTGCGCCTCGGTCCGGGACCCTCGTCCTGGTTCGCACGGAGGATGCGATCATGTCCAAGTACACGTACGTCGTACGTCAGTTCAACGGCGCACAGTCGAGACGATTCACTTCGCTCGAAGCCGCGAAGACGTGGGCGCGATCGCATGCTGTCCTCGCCGGGATCCCTCGATGGGATGCTCACGCTGAGGCGATGGTGTGGCTCGGGTACTACAGTCGCGCCGATGCGATCCGATGCTGGGCGTTCCCGCCGCCTAGCCTGCGGCTCCGCATCGAGCGCCACAAGCGCACCTAACGCCACAAAAGCGAGCGCCACCGCTGTGGACCGGTGGCGCTCTTCTCGACCGTTTCCAGTCCTTCGGCTCGACGTGGGAAGCGTCTCGCCTGCCGCTAGAGTGACCGCGCCTTGCGGTGTCTAGCGGGCTTACGTTGGTGGAGTCGAACCACTTGCCGAAGCCGCTGGGTTACAGTCCGCTGGGCAGTGATCGCAGTTGCAAGACGTCGCGTGCGGTTCCGGTGGCTTCGCCGGAACAGGCATGCGTCTGTCCAGCTCCGCAGACATAGCCTTCCGCCTGCTCTTGATCGCGCGCCGCGTGTCTTCTGCGAACGAACCGCGGTGATCGTGAATGCGCTCCTCCATGGCTGCACCGCGGGCTAAGCTGAGAACTAGATCACTGGTTTTCATATCTTCAGGAGCCACGTCTACGGGCATCACACCACCTCCACGGTCTTATCGCCATCTGCATTCGGCCGATACAGTAGCTTCGGACCGCGATTGCGCGGCAGATCGATCATCGGCTCCAGTCCCAAGATCTTGAGCACGGCGCAGCACTCTTCTGGCGTGCCTTCCACAGTGGTCGGCGGGATCGTTTCGAGGTGAGCTTCATCGCTGCACCCCGCAGACCGGCATGCACGCGCCGTCATGGTACAGACCTCTGGCGCGGAGGCATGCCAGTTCGACCGCGTGTTCACGGGCACGGTCGCGCTGATAGTCCACATCGGTCCGTACGTCGCAGTCCCGCATGCACGCTCCGAACGCGACGACAACGATCGCGATGAGAAGGCACAAGATCACGTCTTTTGCTGGTTCGGTCATGGCTTCGCACCCCGTCGCATCGCAACGACAGCCGCATCGGCCGCATCAAGCGCAACCTCTAGATGGTCCTCTAGCGCTTGGCTCCGCTGATCGTACCGTCGGGACTCCTCTACGGCCCATGCGGCCATGTGATTGTGCACGTTGCCCCACACGATCGTCTCGTGCCGAGTCATTCGCTTTCGCTGACGAGCGTTCACTTCGCACCCCACGTATGCTTGCGGCTCCACTCATCGTACGCCCGCACCCTATCGTACCGCATCGGCACCGTCAACGGCCCGGCGAAAGAATCTTCCGAAGCGTATCGCAAATCGGCGAAATCGCACGTATCGGTCGATTTCTGTCAAAAACATATTGCGCTATCCCGAGCCGGGTGTCATTGTTCGGGAGTGGTCGCAGAGAGCGGCCCGAACAGGAGAGCGAACGATGAACATCCGAACTGTCGCCAAGGAAATGCCCGCAGGCTGGTACGCGAAGACCTGCCACGCACAGGCGGAATCGTTCGGACCGCACGCAACAAAGTCTGCGGCGATCGCGTCGGTTCGCGCCGCTGGCTTCAACTTGGTCGTTACCGGCGTCTCCGCGCACCGGCACGACGGGTCCGGTCTAATGCTCGTCCACGAGCGGTTCTAATCGCGCCCTGCGCCTCGGTCGTCGACATCGGTCGACGCTCGCACGGAGGTCACGATATGCAAACGCAATACTCGATTTCGCCCCTGTTCATCCGCGACGATGAGGACGACGCTCGACGCGTTGCTTCCGACGCGGGCAACTATCCGAATTTCGCCGCAGCTTCCAAGGCTGCGAGCGAGATGGACCGGCGCTATCCGGTCCGGAACAGCTATGGGTGGATCGTCGCGATCTCGGTCGACGGCGGATTCACCTGGATTTGACGCGCTGAGCGCCGAAGTGCGCCGCGACGGTCTGACGCTGTCTGACGTCGTGCGGTCGTACGTACGGTCCGGTCGCAAGCCCGGGAAGTAGAACTGGGCGCGCCAACGAGAACGCAGAGCGCCCGCACCTATCCGGCAAGACCAGGGAGCAGTTGTTGGGGGGTCTCCTTCACCGACCTTGAGCGGTGCGCCACTCCCGCACTCCGCAGGAGCTGCGGCGAGACGTAGAGCGACTCGACCGTGTCCGCCTCCTCGCCATTGAGCGTGGCTTGCGAGGACCGACCCGCGTGGATTTCCAGCTTCGTCAATCCGAGACTCGCCGGGAGTTCCGGCCCGTAGGTGCGGTCTCCGCAGCGTCCATCAAAGCTGATGATCACCCTGACGCCGCGCACCAGAAGCCGGTCGAGGTCGTCGACAAAGCGAGTTCGGTCGAGTTGCTGATGGTAGCGCTGGTCCCGCTCTCCACTGGTCCCCTGATACGGCGGATCCATGTAAATGACGTCTCTCGCGGTAGCCGCACTAAACACCGCTGCATAGTCGCCAGACGTGACGCTTGAGCGGCCCTTGAGGAGTGCGGACGCGCCGATGATGTTCTGTCGCATCCGCTCCGGCCGCGTGCCAGTTCTACGCTTGTCGGGCGATTGATTGAAGTCGCCGGATCCGTTGAATCGCACGGCATTCTTCACGCAACGCGCAAGCAGGAAGAGCAGTTTCGAGGGGTCTCGATCGCGATTGAACTCGTCGCGCACAACATCGTAATACGCGCGCGGGTCGTCCTTCTGCCCATGCCAAATCTTCTCGTAGTCGTCTGCGACGGCGGTGGGCTGACCCACAATGTTCATCCAGAGCTTCGCCAGCGAATCGAGGCTATCGTTGAGTTCGATACGCTTCGCCTTCGAGGCGCGCGCCACCGCTAGGCTGACCGCCGCAGAGCCACAGAACGGCTCAAACAACGTGTCGACGTCATCGGGCAGGTACTCAAGAATGATCGGGGCGAGCCTTCGCTTGCTCCCCTGATACGGGATGGGATGGGGGATTTCAGACATGGCGTCCCTCACTACGGCTTCTAGATGCGGGGGTCGTCAAGTCATCGACCGCAACCGGCAGGAGTTTCTTGAGATGAGCAAAGACCCGCCGTGAGTTCTTCGCGGGCAGGAGGGCCTGATTGAGGATCTTGAATCCGTAGTGCTCGCCCCACGCCCGACGTGCACCTGTACGTCTGGCTGCGCAACCGTCTCGAATACATCCAGGGGGAACAATGACTACCGCACCGTTCTCATTTTCGATGACGTTCGCCGAAGCCGTCGCGGCCGGTCTGCAGCCGGAGACGACCGAGACGATCGAATCGGGAACGATCGTGATCGGCGAAGACGGCCGGCTTGCGAGATTCGTGTGTGTAGAACGTACCGGTCCGCACACTCTGGCGTGGGTGTCGTATAACGGCATCCGCGAATTCGCTCATCTCATGTCGCGGGCCATCAAGATCAACAATGAGGTGTCCCGTACCGTCTAACCGCCTCTGCACGGCCCGTCCGGCATCGTCCCGGTGCGATGGGCCTTAGCGGGGCGTTGCGGGCTTCCTGCGCCGGCTGGGGGCCTTGTCGCGCACAGCATCGGCCCGGAGCGCCCAGGCGCCGATGCAAACCGCCTCGGCCTCGTCGTCCGAGCATGGGTGCCCCGTCTCCACCTCGGCGCGTTTGGCAGCTCGTAGCGCCCACTCGGAGCCCTTGATGGATCGTCCGCCGCCGCCTATGACCGTGTGGCGCCACGTCGACGGGTAGACACGGACGATCCGCGCCGCTGGCACTCCGCACGACTCTAGAGCGGCCTGCCACATGCCCCACGCCGCGCCGATACCCGTCATGGTCGCCGTGTACCAACGTCCACCGGGCGCCCACTTCTCAGCGACGACGATGAGCTTGCGCCCCGACCGAGACTCCTCGGCCTGCGCGATTTCGATCGCGAAGACTCGTTGATCGTGCGTCGTAGCAGTCCCACTCGCGATGCACCGATCGAACGCGAACACGGCCCATCCCGACGTTCGGCCCGGATCGATCGCTAGGATCGTGACGGGGATCGGGTCGTAGGCGGATGTCATCGTCGCGACCTCGGACGCGCCGTGTACGTCTGCGGTCCGTCCTTCGCTTCGGCTTGGACGCACGAATTGCTACGCAGAGGATTGCTCGGAGTTGACGAATAGTCGCCGTAGATCGTGCAACGCTGGTTGTGGTGTCTCCCGACCATGTGCGGGCAGTCCATGCAATGCGTCGCGGTCGTGCTCGGCCCGAGCGGAAGGCGGATGTGACGGGTCATCGCTCCTCACTTTCTTTGCCGTACGCCTGCTGAGTGCAGTGGTAGTACCCGCACATGTTGCAGCGGTACGTGCGAAGCCGTTTCGAGTTGCTGCGGTTCGCTTTGATCGCTTCGGCGTGTCCCCTGTAACAGCGCTTGCCGGTGGGGCAGGTCACGGCCTCCTCTCCACGAACGCCCTAACCGACTCGCCAAGGTTTGCGATGATGATCTCGTCGATCTCGTGTTGGGTCATCGGACGCGCCTCGGTCGCATACACGCCGTCGATGTATCCGGTGATGTACTGGTCCGAGTATCCGACGCTAGATGGCTCTACCGCGGTCCGTGTCGACGCGTTGCGCCCCAGCTCGATCCGAAGCTCGACAAGAGCCTCGCATAGTAGCTTAGCGTCACAGTCCACCTTATCGGTGCGTAGCGGGGTCTTCTCGTAGCTGTCGAGGGACGCAGCGAGGAGTGACGATAGCTTTCGGACGCGTGCGATTTGGTTGGTCATCGCTTCGCCTCCAGTCCGCGCAACACTTCGGCCCGCTGCCGTTCGTGTTCCGCTTCGATCGCTTCCTGTGTGCGACGGTCCGCCTCGATCACATCCTCGGTGCGGATGATGCGCGGCTTTTGATGCGGCAGACGGATCGTGGTGTTGAAGATCGAATTCATTGTCCGCGCTCCTCGTTCGCTGGCGTCCACCCGAGTCGTTTCGCTTCGGACTTCCACCAGTTCGCACGTATCGTTTCGCCGCAAAGGTCGCGACGCAGGCGGCAACACTGCGACTCGTATTGCTGCGATCGTCGGTGGAACGACGCGGCTTTGCGTTTCCATGAATCACGGTCGCGATCCCAATCGTCCAGCGCACGATGCCAACACTTACGGAAGTCGCTCGCTCGGAGGTGACCCGCATAGAACGCGCACGCCAAAGCTGCGAACAGCCAGACGATCATGGATGCGGCGTTCACGGCATCACCTTCGCCGCGATCTTGTACGTGCTGACCGATTCGATCTCGACTTCGATGGATCCGATGAAGGCCCATTTGACCTTGCCACAACAAGCGCGATTGAGCCAGTCAAATGCGACATCGTGACCAATAGTACCACCATAGGTGTTGAGCATCACGACAGACTCGATCTGATCTCCGTTTGCGTAGAAATTCACCGTCACAGTTCGCTTTTCCATCGTCTCTCCTCCTACGTGTTGTCGCCGCGGCCTGATACGCCGCGGATGAATCGGTCTGCTGGTTCGTTGATTTCACGGACCATCATTTTGATGATCCGGTCGGACCTCAAACTAGCTGCCGCGGACCGTTCGACCTGATCGATTCGTTGCCGCGTCAACCCATAGATCCACGCGATCGCGAACGACGATCCATCGCCGCTTCCGCCCATTCGCTTGTGGAAATCGATCTCGGACGCTACGGGCCACAGCGGATCGCGATAGTACCGCATTGCGAATGCTGCATTGCGCAGGTGACGCGGAATCGATTCGATGCAATCGATCACATGCGACTGCACATCCGGACTCGGATCGTATTGGTAGCACGGAAGCGACAGCAACTCTTTGAGCCGCATCGTAGCCGGATGCGATAGCAATTCTTCTTCCGCCGCATCTTGTCGCGCCGCGCGGCCCATACGCACATGATCCGATTCGAGCCGAGCTAGCATCGATCGATACGCCTGCGGCTTCCGTTTCGATCGACGCTTCCGCTCCGCTTCGTAGTGCCCCGAGCACATGCCGAGCGCTTTATGAGCGCGACGGCACCCTGATACAGTGCATTGCGTGTATGTCGGCGTCCAGCTCATGTCATCACCATCGCCGCTTCCACGGTCGACCACGGGATAAGACGGGACACGCCCGATGCTTGATCGGCCTGGGCTGCGGCCTCGGCTGCGGCCTCGGCTGCGTGCCGGGATGCGGACCGGGCTGCGTGCCGGGATGCGGACTCGGCTGCGGCCTGGGCTGCGGACCGGGCTGCGGACTGGGCTGCGTGCCGGGATGCGGACTCGGCTGCGGCCTCGGCTGCGAGCCAGGCTGCGTACCAGGCTGCGTACCGGGCTGCGAGCCTGGCTGCGGACATTCGGGCCGCATCTCCCGAACGACCCGCAGCGATCGCTTCCGTGATCGCTCCCGCATGATCCGGCGCATGCTCGCGGAACCACGCTTCGCCGATCTCAGCGACGCTCGCCGCAGAGTCGCAGGCCAGTTCGCGCCAAACCGACTCGGTAACGTCCACGTCGACATCGACATTGCAGAGTAGCCAGTACATCCAATCGGACCGCCGGCAAGACGTCCAGCATTCCTCAGCCGAATCGCACGTCAGCGACTCAAGCCACACGATCGATTCGTCGCACGCGTGCATGGTCCGAAGCGTCGCGATTAGTTCTAGGCGGGTCATTCCGTTGCCTCCACCCGGCATCGTTCCATGACGCTAGCGGGGCGTCAATAGCTCATGTATGATTTTTTCACGATGCGTCCGGATGAACGCGGCGACCTCGGGATCGGCGACGGGTCCTCGGGAACGCAGGTTGCCTTGAGGGTCGATGTAGAGCGTGATGCCCTCCGACTGGCAGACACCGAGGAAGGACCAGCGAGGATACGCAACCATCACACTCCGCCCTTCCGCGGCTCGTCTGCCGCGTCGCTCGCTACGCTCACACCGGAAACCTCGGAGCCCTGAGCAAAGACCCCCCTACCCCCCACGGCGTCATTGCTGACGGTATGGAAGTTGGGAGGCTTTGCTCGTCGCTGGATTCAGAGGAGACCGCTTACCGGCATACCCCGTCGCCCGTCGCGTCGACCGGACTTACGTCCCACCCGGATTCCTAGGCCCAGGTGCCCCGCGCGATTGTTCACCCGGTCGCGCACCGGCAGAAAGGCTGTTGGAGCCGCTGGCCGGCTCCGTGTGGCGCGTATCGGGCGCCGGACGTGCGTTCGCAAGACCTGACCCGTCGGGCGCCATGTGGAGCCTCTTGGCAGCGCACCGTTCGTGGGCGCACCGACCCGCTCCGCAGGCCGATAGGGCGTAATGCGTCAACGCTGCGATCACCAATTCGTGACGCGGACCAGACCATCCGACGTCCATAGCGACGAGATCGGCGGACTGCCAGATCTGATCGTCGCCCCGGATCTCTCTGACGCGGTCCGTCGACACTTTCGCCAGTAGAGCAACCTCGTCAACAAACCCCTCGGTCATCGGATCGTCAAGGAGACGTAGGACGTAGTCCCGCACGCTCTCGTTGGTTCGACGATCGAGGGTCGTTCGCATCACTTCTTCTTCTTGCCGTACTTCGCTAGGATGTCAGCGGGCGTCGGGTTGCGCCACTGATCCGGACCGTTCTTCAAAATCGCGTCGATGATAGCGGATGCCTCGCGATGATGGATGTCCGATCGAAGTCCACGACGGTGCAGAATCGCAGTGACCTTGGGAGTCGGATAGCCGAGCTTCTGCCGACGGATCGCTTCGTTGATCATCTTGCGCGCGGCTTGCTCCGGGACGTCAGGGGGCGGCGTCAGCCGAAGCGACTCCATCTCAGCCAGCGTCTTCGCCTTGGCACGCGGGCCGACCATATCGTCTGGATCAAGGCAGCCAAACGGGTCGATGCGACGTACGCGATACTCGGCTTCGGCGCGGACCTTCTTAGCCCGCATCTCGTCGCGTAGCCTCTCCTCGCGTTGACGCGTTGCCTTAGCTTCCTCGGCAGCGCTGAGCGCCTCGGAGGCGGGCATTCCCTCACCGGTGAGCCGCTTCGCTTCCCTGACCACGTCATCGTCGAGATCTTTGCCGCCGAGAACGTCGATCGGGTTGACGAGCTTGTGACGGCCCGCTTGTTCCGGAACGAAGTCAAGAACGAGGCAGTTTTCTTTGCCCGGCGCTAGGCGTGTTCCGCGTCCGATCATTTGTGCATACAGAGCGCGCGACTTCGTGGGGCGAGCAATAGCCACGCACGACGTGCTCGGAGCGTCCCAGCCCTCAGTCAGAATCGCGCAGTTGACCAGAAACTGGACACGCCCCGCGGCGTACTCAGAAAGCGCATCGTCCCGCTCTGACTTGGCGGTGTTCCCGTCAATCGCCCGGATTGGCGATGACGTATAGCCACGAAGCACCGACGCAAGATGATGCGAGCTTGCGACGTTCGGCATGAACACGACCGTTTGCCGATCGCCGGCTTCACGAACCAACGGGATAGCGATCGAATGAAGGTGCTCCTCGGACTCCATCAACTCGGCTAGTTCACCTGCGTTCAAATCTCCCGCGGTAGTCCGGACGTGCGATAGGTCTAGGCCACCGATCACGATCTCGCGCGACTGTAGATCGCACAGGTATCCGTCCGCGATGCCTTGCAAGATCTCATACTGGAAGGCGACGGTATCGAACACCTGAAACAGGCCGAGCTTGTCGCCTCGGTCTGGCGTCGCAGTAACGCCGAGAATTTTCGCATGATCAAAGTAGGCAAGCACATCACGATACGATCGTGCTAATGCGTGATGCGCTTCGTCGACAATGATCGTGTCGAAGTCGCTCGGCTTGAAAAACTTGGAGAGCCGATCGGAGTGCATCGTTTGGATCGATCCGACGACCACTTGATCGTCGGCGCCCCAAAGCGATCGGACCTGCGCACGTTGCTGCGCTTGCTCACGACCAACGCGCAGCCCGGTGTTTTCGGAAATCGTCGTCACGGCCTGATCAAGCAGTTCGGACCGATGCGCAAGCCACAGTGTGCGACCGAATGGCGCCCGACGATGGATGATTTCGGCACCCATCCTGGACTTCCCAGTTCCGGTCGCGGCAACCAAAAGGGTTGATCGAACACGCGTCCACTCGTCGACGATCGCATCGCATGCTGCGAGCTGGTAATCGCGAAGCGGCTTCACGACATGCCTCGCTCGATCGCCTTGGCATCGCCGCGGGTGACCCACCCATGGCCAGCGCATGACTTGCACGATCCGCCAGCGCCAGAACACGTCGGACAGTCGACTGGAGCGCCAGAGCGAAGAAGCGATTCAGCGCGTGACAGCGCATCAAAAGCGCCATTGTGCGCGAGGTGGCTTCCACGGAAAGCCGTACGCATCCGCGATGCGACAAGCCGGATGTGGTCCGCGTACTCGTCCACCTCTGCGCGTTTTGGGACATCCGGTAGCGGATCTGGTTCGATCGGGCGCACCTGAGGAACCGCAGGGATCTGAACTGGCACGATCTCGGCTGGGCCAAAATCGTCGTCATCTTCCGTGGCGACCTGAACGGGAACATCCGGCGAGCGCTTCGGCTTCGTTGACGGCTGCAACCTACCCACGGAATCTTTACGTTTTCCGGTAGACGTGTCATTGAATGACACGTCGTCTCGTCGCGTTCGACTCACGAAGTCGTGCGAGACGTTGCACTTCCTAGCGATCTCTCGATCGCTCCACGAGGACCATTCCGGGTCGCTGAGAAGCCTGGTCACATCGTGACGCTTGTCGGCGTTCGTTCGACGAACCCCGTGAGTTCCGTTGGCGCCACAGCTTGCCAGGATCGCATCCCGGATTGTCCCCTCTCCAACGATCCGGCAACGAACCGCCTCGGTATTGGCCGATCGGAAAGCGGTACCTCGGTGGAACCCGTCCACAACGTATGGAACGCCTGCGACCAGAACCACGTCCAGCGGAGGAAACTCGGCACCATCCAAGATCGCGGATACGTACTCCTCGATCGTTTCGTGATGGATGGTTGCGCGCGGTTGACACGCTGGGTCTAGAACGATCGCGCTGGGCGCGAAACTCCGAACGTCCATATTGTAGCACCTTCCGCACGCCCTCGTTAGAAGCGCCCCGCCGTCGATTTGCGCAACGACGGCGGGGCTGGAGGTGCGTGACATTCAGACGGTATCACGAACTGTGGCGGATCGCAAGCAACCCCAACGAAACCCTCGCATCCCGAAGCCGTCGGCGCGGAGCGTCACGCATCACGACGCCTTCCGAGGCGGGCTAGGCGGCGGCGAGTGATGGAGCGCGTCGGTGACCGCTGCGATCATCGTCTCGCCTTCTCCATACGTCACTGCGCCGTTCGACCACATCGCATGAGCAACGCAGACGTCGGTCCTCGTGACGAGCGGATCTTCGTCGCTCGGCTTGTGCGATGCGTGGACCTGCGTGACGTAGACTTTCACTGCAAACCTCCATGCGGCCGATTCCCAACGTCACCGTACTTCTCGACCTGGACGCGCCCGATCGCATCTTCTAGCGCCGCCTTGGCCCGGTACAGCCGCCGTAGCGCCGAGTCACGATCGTTGACGCCGAGGTCGTACAGAGCGCCGCCGATGTGCTCGGCAGCGGTCCGGACCGTGGACATGATGTGTGGGATGTGGGTCATTTCTCATTTGTTGCGTTGCACGAACTCATGATCTCTGCGCCCCAAATTGCAGCACTTCCTGGCTGAGTCTCTCGGCTGCGATTTCGCAGTAACGTTCATCGATCTCGATCCCGATGGCGCGGCGCCCCAGATCCTTCGCGGCGCGGAGTGTGGTGCCGCTGCCCATGAACGGATCAATGACGGTTTCACCAGGACGCGATACGAGTGCGACGGCCCACTTCATCCACGGGAGCGGCTTTGGGCATGGGTGCGCCGATGCTTCGGCTCTCGCAGTGGACCGAATCCCGATCGGCTTCGTGCCTAGATTGAGATCCGGGGCGGTGCCGTAGAGCAGGCAGTGCGCGAAAGAGTTGTACCCCCATGCGCACCGTCCGGTTGCAGCAGGCAGAAAGACCCCCCCAATCGCCGCAGGCCGCGGCAACTCAAACGCCATGTGCCCGGCGCAGAACACTGCGCCCCGGTCCACGATTGCCAGCGCGGCCGACACTGCCGGAACAACCACCGACAAGAAGTTCTCCGGGCTGTCGATGTAGGTCGCATATGGACCTTTGACCAAGACGTGATCCTTGCGCCCATCAGTAGCCGCGCCGTGGCTCCCGAGATTCACGCCGTACGGCGGGTCCGTGACCAGCACGTCGGCTTTCAGCGACGCCAGCACATCACGGCAATCGCCGTGGTAGATCGTGATGCCAGCGTGCTCGTAGTACGGCATCATTTCGCACCCATGGCCGGGTCGTAGCAAATGCACCCGTGGTCCGTTTCGTGGCGCTCTCCGATGTGCGTTCTGGCCCATGCGCGGCGTCCGTCGTACACGTCAACGGCCCACCCCTGCCCATCATCTCGCGGTCTTACGTAAATGTACTGGTTCATGGCGTGTTAAATTCTCCGTCTGTTAATTCCGCGGATTCAAACGTCACCCTTCGGTGCCTTTCGACTTGCCAGCTTAGCTTGCGCTTCGAGTTTGCGTCGGCGTTTTTGTGCACGGACGCGATTTTCGATCGCGCGCGCTTCGCTGACCTTGCCGACTGCGTGAAGGACCTGGATCCGGCGCTGCGTTTGTGCGCGGTTCTCCGCGGAACGTTCCGACTCGTCGCGCCTTGGCTGGCGCTGCAAAACGATGTCCCAGCCGTCCATGACGAGTGAGCGCATCTCCATCGCGATCTCGGCTTGTAGGGCGAGCCAGGTCATAACGGTCGCTTCGGACGATTGTAGATGATGATCTCGCCGCAGTCTGCGAATGCATGCGCGAACAGGTACGGCCTCTGACCCGAATAGAAAATGGTCGATCCAAACATCCCGGACCCGTGTTTTCCGCCGCCGTACTTGACTCTGGTGCTTAGGTCGATGCGCACGTCTGCGTACGACTTACGGATAGCGAACGACTCCGTTTCGGTCGACGTCGGAACGATCGAGATGATTTCGGCCATGCCAGTCTCTGAGTGACGAGCGGCACACATCGCCCAACGCTTGAGGTGTCCTCGTCCGTAGGGTGGATTCTCCCAAACGCGACCGAACCACGGGAGGCTCAGCCCGTCCTCTCCGCGGTCGATCGAGTACGTGTGTGCCGCGCCGACCAGGGACCACTCGTTGCTGCACGGATCGAGATCGATCGGACCGAGCCATTTCACAACGCGATCGATGATCGGCGCCGGAGTGCACAGGTCGTTGTTCGATCGTTTCCGAGTCACCGCGCCCCCCTCTCCCTAGCCACCATCACAAGGTATTCGATCGCCTCGGAGTCTTTCGCGAACCGAATCGGTGCGGTCCGCGAGTACAGCGACAGCATCTCGGTACCGACAGCTACGACGAGCTTGCCGGCGTTCGTCGCGTAGCCGGATTCGAACGTTGCGCCGCGGCTTCCTTCGTCAAGCCACAGCACAGCATCGGCCGCATCGACTCCGGCGAGGTCGTACGTTCGCGCGTCCATGTTCTCCTCATCGGTCATGTCCGCGTCGACAAGGCCGCGATCGCGACGTTCCACCATGCGTCCCATCCAATCGCACGGGACGAGGAAGCCTAGGCGGATGAGTGCGGTACGGACGCGGATGCATCGGTCGAGCTGCCGCGACGGTCCGGCGACGAAAACGATCATCGCGATCCCCTCCTCATGAACGTGTTCGCAGCCCCAGGACAAGCCAGCACGACCCATCCCTGTTCGATCCGTCTACGAATGTGCGCCGCGTCGATCTTTCCGCCCCAGATGCTTGGGGTCTGACCTCCGCACGCGTGACGTTCGCCTCGCAGCGTTGCGCGAACCGTCCGAAGCGTATTGAGCCACAACGCCTTACCGCGCGACTCCCACGGGACAAGTCGCTCCGGCCATCCGATTGGCATCGTCGCGTCAGCATTGAGCGTCTCGATCCATCGCCGCGAATCGGTGCGCCCCACTGCGAACGCGCGTCGGTGCATCGAACGAAGCTCAATGACCGTGTACCGCCCGCGCGCTTCCGTGATTGCAACGCAGTCGATCTCGCGGAACGTAGCCTCATTCGCACACAATTTGGCGAGCGCCACTTCATGACCGGTCCAGTCCTGCGCATGTACCGGATCGCACGGATGAAGCCCGACGAGGATCATGACGATGCCGAGAAGCGTCGCGCAGAGTCGATCGGTAGAGGTCATCACTTCGCCCTCCGCTGCACGCTCATCTCCCGCACGACAGCGCGCAAGATCGCCGAGAACCGCTCCGACTTCGGAGTGTTCCGCATCCGCTCCTTGCGCGGCGCGTTGATGACCGTGGTGACGTCGTCCTTCACGTTCACGGCACGAGTCGAACGGGTCAGGAAACCTCGGGCCGGTGCGCCCGGCTTTCCGCGCCATTCTTCGCGAACGGCCGGCAAGATCACGATGGGCTTGTGTGCTTCGTAGATAGTTCGCATCGGTCAATCCTCCAGTAGTGCGGTGACGTTGCAGCCGAGCGCATCGGCTATTTTGCGGAGCGTGCGTAGCGATGGCGGGATAGCATCGCTCGTTTCGATCCGGTGAATGGTTTGCCGCGTGACGCCCGAAGCCTGCGCGAGATCTTCGCGGGTCCAGTTCAGTCGTTCGCGTCGATGCTGGACTAGATCGCCCACCTTGGAGCGGACGATCCTTGTCGTGATTCTTTTCCGTTTCGCCATAGCGGCACGCTAGCCGATGGAATCCGGTAGCGCAACCGTGTCTGGTAGATTTTTATTCGCAGGAGGTTGACGCGTCGAAGATGGTTCGCTATGGTTCGGGGCGTGGAGGTAGACATGGACAGCAAGGTCAAGGAAGTGCTCGTGAAGGCGCGATCCAAGATAGAGCAGGGATGGTGCCAGGGGGCGTCAGCGAGAGGTCGCGGTGGTCGCACTGACGTAGCTTGTGCCGACGACGCGGCACGCGAATGGTGCGCGCTTGGCGCAATTCTGGCCGTGTGCGGACCGGAGCCAGAATATCAGTTCGTGTACGCGTTCATGATCAATGCCGGGATCCAAAACATTACCGTGTGGAACGACAGGCCCGGGCGTACTCAAGCCGAAGTGCTCGCAGCATTCGACCGTGCGATCGAGGCGTGCAAGTGACCGACCGAATCCACTCGATCACGCTCGTTCTCGAACAGGACATGCGAGTTGACGACGCCGAGGACCTGATGATCGCGTTGCGATGCTTCAAGCGCGTCGTCTCGGTCCAACCTAACGTGTCGGACTACATGTCGCTGGTCGCCGAGTCTCGCGCTCGTCGCGATCTAGAAGAGAAGCTATGGAAGGCATTGAAATGACCACCGACGAACAACGGATCGCATCGGCGCAAGCCCAGGACTACGAGATACGCGCGCTACGGTTCTTCGCCGCTGCGGAACGGTGCCTGTACGCTCCGGAGTCGACGATAGGCGAACTACTCGACGGGTTCGCTCGCGTGACGTTCTCACGGAACGGACGGCGCTGGATCTGCGAGGCGGACGAGGGGCGAGGCAACGAACCGGTCCGCGGCAGTGGCGGATCGATCGACATGGCGCTTGCCGATGCGCTGACGGCGAGCGGAGAGATGTGCGCGGCGGCAAGGGACGCGGCGAGCAAGAGAGCACAAGGGAAGGTGACGTGATGGACGATAACACTGACTACCGATCGATCTACTCCAAGGAACACATCGGGGCGTTCGATCTCCCCGACGGCCGCGACGCGATCGTGACGATCGAGCGCGTGACGGCTAAGGAACTCCACAACCCGACGAAGAAGGAGCGTAAGCCGATCGTGCACTTCGTGGGCCGAGAGAAGTCCTTGATCGTCAACGCGACGAACGGCGCGATCCTCTCGTCCATGTTCGGGCCGAAGATCGGCGGATGGAAGGGCAAGCAGATCGCTCTGTACAAGACGACGACAAGCGGACCCGGAGGCCAGGTTGTGGAGTGCGTTCGCATCCGCCCGACACCGCCCAAGGTCGAAAAGGAACCGTCCAAGTGACGCCCGCCCCTGTTCGCTTCTCCACGTTGAAGGCGATCAACCAATCGCCCGCCCACTACCTCCACGCGCGCGATACGGAGCGCGAAGCTACGCGTGCGATGCGGCTCGGAACGATCGTCGACCGGCAGATCTTCGGCGGCGAGCTGGTCACGTTCGGCGGGTCGCGCAGTGGCAAGGCGTGGGAAGCGTTCAAACTGGAACACGAAGGATCCGAGATCGTAACCGCTGCGGAAGTCTCGGCCGCCCGGCCGATGGCGGAAGCGATTCGGGCCAATCCGATGGCGATGGAATGGCTCAGTGGCACGCACCAGGAGACGCTATACTGGACGTTCATGGGCCGGGCGTGCCGCTCCACGCCCGACTCGCACAACCGCGCCAAGCGGCGTGTAGTGGACCTCAAGTCAACGCGCACGTCCGATCCAAGGTGGTTCGTCCGCGATGCGCTACGGATGAACTACCACGCCCAGCTCGCCTTCTACGGAATGGCACTTGGCTTGACGCCAGAAGACGACCACGTGTTGGTTGCGGTCGAAAGCTCCGCACCGTATTGCGTGACCGTGCTACGGTTGACCGAGCGTGCGGTGATTGCCGGTCGGAAGCTGTGTCATCTATGGATGGAACGGCTCCTGGCGTGCGAGGCCGCAAACGAGTGGCCCGGTTACGCGCAATCGATCGTCGACTTTGATGTTCCGGACGAACTGGAACTAGACTTCGGCGATGACGAAGAGATCGAAACGGACGAGGATGGTGAACCATGAGTGAAGGACGACGACCGAGCTTCCGCCTATCGTACAAAGCGAAGGACGGCACTCGTCATGATGTGGGCGTTTGCTGGCCGAGCGAAAGATTTTCTGGGCTACACGACGTCAAGCCCGAGAAGGTCACCGGCATGGTGAACGGCTATCCGAAGATGAAGCTATCGGAAGCCGCGGCCCGTTGCGAAGCGGGCGACGGGTTCATCTCGCTCGCAGCCCCGAAGCCGCCGCAGTCCGGAGGCGGCCAGTCGTTTGGCGGCGGTCGTCAGTCGAACGGGGACCATCGCGATCCGGACAGCGAGATACCGTTCGAATCGCGCAACAAGCGCGGGCCGTTCTGATCCACCCAGCCCAATCGGGCGCAAGTGTCGCTAGCAAAACGGTCGTGCATCCGATTCCAAATCGGAAGGATCGCGGTTCGAATCCGTGGCGATACGCCAACCGAAGCAACCGAGGAGAGATCATGTCCGACATCGCAGAAGTCCAGGCCGCCGTGCACGCGAACGCCATCGCGAAAAAGTTCTGGGCCGCCTATCCAGAAACGACGTACGAAGATCCGGATACAGGCGAGTCAGTCCGCGTATACGTGCTCAGCGTCGATCAGGTGTTGTCGAAACTGATGCTGATCACGACCGAGGTCGCAGAGGCCGCGGAGGACGTTCGCACCGGCGCGATGCGGACCGTGATGAGCGACAGCGGCAAGCCGGAGGGGCTGCCGTCCGAGCTTGCCGACATCGTGATCCGCGTCATGGATGTTTGCGGAGGGCTCGGCATCGACCTTGACGAAGAGATTCGGATTAAAGTCGCTTACAATCGACGTCGGCCCGCGATGCACAACAAGCTCGCGTAGATTTTTCTTGCACGAGCCGAAACGCCGTGCACAATGAGCAGCGGAGGAACGAATGAACGATCCATGTCGACTAGAACTCCGCGGCCTGTCCGGCTCGGAACCGTGCGGCGCCTGCAACCACCCCGCTCGCGAACACCGCGGGCATCGGGAGTACGTGGAGCCCGAGTATTGGACCGTCGAGTACATGATCGGGAACAGCGACTGGATCTCGCATGGGCTCGGCGTGTACACGACGAGAGCCGGGGCGGAAGAGGCGCTCAAGTTGTGCTCGATCCATGTCGACAGCAAGAGGGTCGCGCGATGCGATGCGTCATCTCGCATCGTCTCGTCCTCTGTAGCCGCCGTGGAGACATTCGAGCCCGCGAAGCACTCCGAGCCCGACAGCACCACAGTCACGATGTCCCAGGATGCCTACGACGCGGCCATCGCGGGGGCGAAGCGGGAGGGGTGGTCTCGTGCGGTCCTCAAGCTCCGCGACGGTCATCGGTTCGTCCAGGCGAGCGATTGCCTCGCACGGACGATTCCGGACGCCTGGCCCACCCCACCGAACCCGCTCACCAAGATCGCCTCGGCCATGGGATGCGACGAGAACGAGGCGGCGTGTCTCGACGCGATCGATTCGCTGCGGCGTGAGCTGTCCGCCGCCGAGGATGCGTCGTCGATGGAACGGCAGCGGCGGAAGGATGCGGAGCAGGAACGCGACGCCCGGCCGGCGATTACGCGGAAGCAGGCTCGGGCGTGGCTCGATCTCGCGAACGAACCCGGCTTCAACACCATCCCGGCGACTGGATCTGTCGAGTATTTAGCCGCACTCACGCTGGCGAAATTCGCCGATGGTCTTCGTGCGGTCGACTCAGAGACGCGCGTGAAGATCGATGCGAGCGGATATCAGCGTGGCGTCGAAGAGGCGGCGACTGCCGCGTTGACGACAGCTCGCCACTGCCAAATCTCATCATTCGTGGACGGTCGCACGTACGAACTTCTCGATCGAGACGAAGTGGTCCGAGCAATCCGCGCGCTGGCGACGCGGGGAGGTGTGTGATGACCAAAGCCGCACGGTCGCGTGGGTTTCCGGAGGCGTTGCGCGAACAGATCGCGGCGTGGGACCAACTCCGAAGCGGGTGCCGGTCTGCGCACGATCTGATCCGCGACGTCCACGCCTGGCTCGCCTCGCAGCCGGCCGACGAGACCGAGGCGCTTCGGGCTGAGTTGGCGGCGTCACGTGAGCATACGAACCGCCTCGCGGCCTCGCTCTTGATGATCGCATCTGAGGTGGACGGGGACCCGAAGATCGATTACCGGGACTACCTAGATCCAAGGTACACGCCTGCGCTTCGTCAAGTTGGGGAACTGCGACGTGAAGCCGAATCGCTTCGGGCGCGGGTCGATGAGCTTGAGGGTGACATCGAACGCCGAAAGGAAGGGTTCGATGCGCTCCACAAGAACCGCGACAACCTCGCTGCGCAGATCCAAGGGCTCCGCAGTCATTACGGTTCTGCCAGCGAAGTGACCCGGCTCGAAAAGGAGCGCGACTCGGCCCGGGCGAAGGCGATCGAGGAGGCGTTGGCCGCCATCAACAACATCGGTTGTGCCGCACGCGTCCGAGATGGCGCGGGAGACTGGATCGAGACGATCGGCCGCCGCGAAACGTATCTAGCAATCCGCGCACTGGCGACCCGAGGTGCAACGTGATCACCGAAGAGCAACTTGACGCGCTCCACGAAGCCGGCGACGCGCTGTCCGCCGAGGATTGGGACGAGGTGTTCCGCCTCGCTCGCATCGGCGCAGGAGTGCTCACGATCGTCGGCGAATACGATCTCGACCTACTCGGGCTGGCCGAGGACATCACGATCTCCGACGAGGGCGAGCCGGACCGGATGCGGAGCGTGATCATCGTCACGGACGAACAGATCAGCATCCTCGACGAACTCGGGACGGTGCTGAGAGAAGCGGAAATCCGCGCACTGGCGACGCGGGGAGGTGCCCAATGACCGACCGCGCCAAACTCGAAGCCGACATCGCTTACTGGACCGAGATGCGTGACGAGATGGACGACGTTGGTCCAACCGATCGCGTGCTCGCCCGCCTACGTCGCGATCTGGCGAAGCTCGACGGGCCTTCGGTGGGGACGTTCCGCGTCTTCGTGTCGATCGAGGGTAAGCAGTCTGGTCGAACGACGTGCGCCGCAGAGTGCGACTCGTACGTCTATGACTCAGCCGAGTCCGCGCAGGAGCAGACGGATCCATGGACGCAAGCGATCGTCTTCGTCGACCTGCCGATCCGAACCGTTTCCGTGATCGAAGGAGAGGTGTGTGATGGGTGATTGGATCGAGGTGCTCAGACGCCGACGCATCAACGACACGCGACCGTTCGCATGGATCGACGTTGACATCACCCAGCGGTCGATCTTGGACGCGATGACCGATGAGCCTTCGTTGAAAGACGCGGAAGCGATCCGATGGATCCGAAAAGGGAAATGCATCGGAACCACTTCGCCCCAATGCCCCGGATCCGAAATCTACGACGGCGATGATGTCGACGCTCTACTGGAGCGCATCACTGAACTGGAATCCGAACTCGCGACGCTACGGAAGGACGCGGCGATCGGGCGCGCGGTTCGCCACAGCGGAGTCACGCTCGCATGGCTGATCGAGCGCGGACGCGAGCTGCGTAATTCGCGCGGGTCGCTGTCGCTGTCGAGCGGGGCGTACGCGGACGCTCACGCGCAAGAGATCGCGCTCGTCGACGCCATCACCTCGGCGCTGCGGGAGGAGGAGCGATGACAAAGGAACAGCGCGAAAGACTCCACGACCATC